TTAAAAGTGTCTCACTTTCCTATGGAGACTTTAAGAGCTGAGAAAGCTAACTCTAAAGGAATTATACAAGCATACTACTATCATCCTAAATGGTCTGATGCTAAACCTAGTGATAAGCCTAAAAGAATACCTTGTTTCAAACACGGAAGTAAATCACAAAGAGAAGAGATATATGTAATTAAGCCTTATAGAAGTGGTTTTTACTACTACTCTACTCCTGATTACCAAGCGTGTTTACAATATGCTGATTTAGAATGTGAAGTGTCTAACTACCATATATCTAATATACAAAATGGATTAGCTCCTAGTTTATTTATTAACTTTAACAATGGTATTCCTAACGAAGAAACTCAAGGTGCTATTGAAAGAAAGATTAATGATAAGTTTTCTGGTAGCTCTAATGCAGGTAGAACTATCATTGCATTTAACGAGTCTTCTGAAACACAAGCTAATATAGAAGCTATACATTTACCTGATGCTCACGCACAATATCAATTCTTATCTGATGAAGCTAGAGAAAAGATTATGTTAGGCCACGGTATTGTATCTCCTATCTTATTAGGTATTAAAGATAACACAGGATTTGGTAACAATGCAGAAGAATTAAGAACAGCATCTGTATTAATGGACAATGTAATTATTAGACCATTCCAAGATGAGATTAAATACTGTTTAGAAGATATATTAGACTTTAATGGTATTGTACAAGACTTATACTTTGTAACATTACAACCTATAGAGTTTACAGAATTAGATAACATATCTACTAAGATTAGAAAAGAAGAAGAAACTGGAGAGAAATTATCTTCACAAGTTAATGAAGACTTCTCTGAAGAACAAGGAGATGATATGCTAGAGCAATTAGAGGGTCTAGGAGAGGTTTTAAGCGATGATTGGGAAGTTGTACATAGCGAAAGATATTCAGAAGACCTAAGTGACGTTAAAATGGCTGAAATCAAGTCTAGCAATAAATCATCTAAAGAAGATAGTGATATCTATAAAATTAGATATGCTTATATGCCTGTAAGAAGTAATCCTAATAGTAGAGACTTTTGTAAAAAGATGGAAACATTTACTTCTAGGAATATAGTATTTAGAAAAGAAGATATTAATATGATGTCTTTTAGAGGAGTAAATAGTAAGTTAGGTCATAATGGTCAAAACTATAGTTTGCTAAAATTTAAGGGCGGTAAGAACTGCCATCATTACTGGGAATTAAGAGTATTTAAGTTAAAAGGAGATAAGAGAGTAGACCCTAATTCAGCTTATGAGAAAGGTTTAAAAGAGCCTAAGAATCCAAGTGAGATGGGAGAGAGAATGATTGATAGAGACGATAACGGAGCATACAGAAGTACATTAAGTAAAATTAAAAACATACTAGGACTATGAAAGCATTATTCATAACAATAGCAGACTTAAAAGCTAAGTCTATAATAGATGGTAATACAGATGCAGACAAGCTAATTCATCAAATAGAAGTAGCACAAGATATGCACATCCAAAACTATTTAGGTGGTAAACTATATGACAAGCTACAGGACTTAATTATATCTGGAGATATAGACTTACCTGCTAATAGTGATTATAAAGCTCTTAGAGACGTTTATATTAAGCCTATGCTAGTATGGTTCACTCAGTTAGAATACTTGCCTTTTGCTATGTTTAAAATAGATAATGGAGGTATAAACAAGCATAGAGGACAAGAGTCAGATACAGTAGACTTTAGAGATGTAGATAGAATGCAAAGTAAGATTACAGATAGAGCTGAGTTTTATACTAAAAGATTTATAGATTATATCTGCTTTAATAGTCAAAAGTTTCCAGAGTACAACAACAATAGTAATGGAGATATGTATCCTGATAAAGATGCAGATAGCTTTTCAAGTTTTGTGCTATAATGAGTGTGAAGGCAAAATATAAAACAAAAGTAAAGAATATAATTAAGCTAGAGGCTTTTTATAATAAAATTAATAAACAAACAATAAGTAAAGATGGCAAACGAAATATATCCAGTTAGTTGGTGGGGTAATCCAGTTCAGAATGGCTGGGGAGGTATCTATTATGATTTATCAGTAACAAGTGCAATACCTAGTTTATTATCAACATTACAAGCAAGGGCATCTTATTATGAGAATGTAACTTGTACAACAGAAATATTAACTACAATAGAAAATATAGAATAAGATGGCAGATAATTTATTAGATAAAGCATCAATATTACTTACACCAACTGCATACAATGATGGAAGTATGTTAAGTATCAAGCCAGAGAACGGAGATGGCGATTTTGACTTTTCAAGAGGTTCTGCTGCAACTAGAGTTAATGCACAAGGTTTAGTAGAGAATGTACAGATAATCAGTTCAGAGTTAGTTTCAAATGGTAACTTTTCACAGATAGGTACAGAAGAAGTTTTAAATGGTAACTTTTCTCAAGAAGGAAGTGAGTTGGTTACTAATGGAGATTTTGCAAATTGGACTAATGACAATCCAGATAATTATCTTGTTTTAAATCAAAATGCAAATAACTATGTAACAGAAAGCAATGGTCAACTGCGTATGGTTTCTGATAATTCAGCAACAATAGCTATTAGACCAGAGCCACTTAATATGCTTACGGCTGGAAAAATTTATAAAGTTTCTGTTGATTTAACTTTTACAACTGGTACTATTGATATTTCTGGAAATTTATTTAATACAAGTGGAACAAAGGTTTTTTATTTAACTGCACCAGCATCTTATTTACAAATTGCAAAAGTAAGTGCTTTAGATGTATTAATAGACAACGTTTCAGTAAAAGAAGTCGGACAAAATTGGGATTTAGGAACTGGATGGAGTATTGGAGATGGAGAAGCAGTAACTGATGGAACTATAAACAAAGGTATAAGTCAAGAAGGCATTTTAACATCGGGAAAATTTTATAAAATATCTTTAGATGTAAATGTATTAAGTGGCTCGTTATCTTCAAGGTTAAGATTTTTTGATTCTAATTCTAGTGATACTATTATATCTGGTATTACATCAAGTGGTACTTATACTTTTTACGCATCTGCAAATAAAACTGGCTTACAATTAATTAGCCTTTCTGATAATACTGCTGAATATACAGTAACAAACATATCAATTAAAGAAGTAGGGCAAGATTGGACATTGGGTACTGGTTGGAGTGTAGACCAAGCTAATAGTAAGGCAATTTCAGATGGAACTACCTCAAATTTGCAACAATTTTCCGTAGATACCTCTGTTGTAGGTAAAAAATATAAAATAAGTCTATATGTATCAGATTATTTATCTGGTTTCTTATCGTTAGGTGTAGGTGGTTATGATTATGTAAGCCCTACTATTACTGGTAATGGAGAGCATACAAGAATTTTAGAGGTTACTAATTCTTCATCAAACGACAGATTATATATAGGTTCATCTTCTTTTAATGGCTCTATAACAAACATATCAGTTAAAGAAGTAACAGACGATACAAACATACCAAGAATAAACTACGAGGGGTTTAGTTATCAAGATTCTTTGGGGAGTGAGGAAGTTGTAAATGGAGATTTTAGTAATGGAACAAACAACTGGACACCAAATGCTGCTGCTACATTAAGTATTGACAATGGAAAGCTAAAGGTTTTAATAAATGGTACAAGTGGTTATCCAGGTCAATTTGTAGATACTATTATAGGTAAGACTTACAAGGTTACCGCTGATGGTTTTATAGGAACATCAAGTAGGATAGCTTTATATAATGATGCAGATGGTCAATTTAGAAACTTATACGCAGACGGAAATTTTAATTTTAATTTTATAGCTACATCAACCTCAACGCAATTAAGATTATATGTTTTTGATAATGGTGCTTATGGCTTATGGGACAACGTATCCATAAAAGAATATCTTGGTCAAGAAGTAGTACCAGATAGTGGTTGTGGAAGTTGGTTATTAGAGCCACAGAGTACGAATTTGATTACACATAGTGAGGATTTTAGTGATAGTAGTTGGGTTAAAAAAGATACAACTATTGAAGTTGCAAATATAACAATGCCAAATGGTGTAATTAATGGGTATAAATTATTTGCAAATACCTCAAGCACTAGTCATCGGATGGAGGTAACACCTTCTCCAACAGCAACTGTTGGTCAAAATTTTACGTTAAGTTTGTTTATAAAAAGTGCTGGAAGTGATTTTATACAAGTTGCTTCTTCAACTGGTTTTAACTCAAGGTATCAAAACTTTAATATATCAACTGGAACAAAAGCAAGTGGAGATATTTCAGATAGTAGTATTACAGATTTTGGTAATGGATGGTATAGAATATCTGTAACAGAAACTACAACGGGAACATCTGCAAGATATTTAATTATACCAGCACTTTCAGATATAACAAGAAATGCAATATTTCAAGGTAATGCAAATGAAGATGGTGTTTACATTTGGGGTGCACAACTAGAAAACTTACCCTACGCATCTTCATACATTCCAACTAACGGGAGCATAGCAACTAGACTAGCTGATGAAGCAAACAATAGTGGGAACTCTAGTTTAATAAATAGCACAGAGGGTGTATTGTATGCAGAGATAGCAGCTTTGGCTAATGATGGTACTTTTAGATTGATTTCTATTTCAGATGGAACAAATTCTAATAGAATTTTTTTAGCTTTTTCTAATAATAATAATAAAATAACTGCAAACATAACAAGTGGAGGGGTTTCACAAGGAAGTATTCATTATACAAGTACAAATTTATTATTATTTCACAAAATAGCATTAAAATACAAACTTAACGATTTCCAATTATGGATAAATGGAATTAAAGTAGCGACAGACACAACTGCTACAATGCCAACGGGATTAAATAGATTAAATTTTACGAATGGAGATGGTGTACAAAACTTTTTCCACGGAAAAGCAAAAGCACTAGCAGTATTCCCTATATTAACAGATGCAGAATTACAATCTTTAACAACACAATAATTATGATACATAAAAGATATACATTTACAGATAAAGCACAAGCAGACTCAAAGATAAGTAAGTTTTTTGATATAGATGAAGAAGGTAATAAAGTACCTAATGAAAGAGCAGCATTTATATACTTAGATAAGTTTGTGCTTGTTCAAGGACAATACGATGAAGAAGGTGATGAGGTAGTAGCTCCTACTTATTCTGAAGGATATGCACTTGATGTTGTTTGGCATAACTTAGAAGAATCTCCTTACGGATGGAAAACTTATGAAGTAGAACCAGAATCACCTTGTCACACACTATACTAATGATACAACAAGATAAACTATTACATTTCTTTTACGGTAGTATTATGCTACACTTATCTATGGTTTTATTTAACCCATACATATCTATGCTTATAGTAGCTATAATAGGTGCTGCAAAAGAATTAATTTACGATAAATATATGAACAAAGGGAATTGCGAATGGCTAGACTTTGCTTTTACTATAGCTCCTTGCTTTCTCTATTTAATAACCCTAGTATTCTAATACACTAACCAAATGAAGATAATACTACTAAAAGTCTTAGAGATAATTATACCTCCTTTTGTTAAAACCATATTCAAGAAAAAAGAAAAGAAGAGGTTAATAATAGAATTAGAAAACCACGATATATTCTCAACTCTTGTTAGAGTTAGAAATGAAGTGGCTAATTTAAAGTTTTATACTCACGGAGAGTATGATAAGGTAAAAACTAGGATGTGTTACGACTTTACTAAACATAAGTCTATTAAGTGTTCTGCTAGAATGTTAGATATTATAAGAACAAAAGATATAGATACTATGGATAGAGATGAGTTAAAGAAGTTGATACTAGATGAACAAAACTATATGCATAGAGAATATATTAAAGCTATAAGAATAGAATGGGATTTAAAAGGAGTTAATCCACAAGACGTAGATTACGTTATACATTTGTTTGAAAAGTTTAGATACGATGTAATAGTTTCTTTTGAACATAGAATAAACTCTATATTTGGAAGTACATACAATAAAGATAATTTTTCCATTATGTTAGCTATACTAGAAATGTGGGCAATGGGAATAGATTTACTACCTAGAGATATGTCAACTACGTTTGAGTCTCTTAATGGTAAGTTTAAAGATATAAAATACCTAAGTTAAGATGAGTAAATATTTTAAAGAGATTGAATATAAGATGGATGAAGACTTTTTAGCTAAATTAGATGATGCTAGAGAGTTTGCAGGGTTTCCATTTTTTATTAACTCTGCATACAGAAGTCCAGACCATCCAGAGTCTATTAAGAACCCTACGTCAAGCCATATAAAAGGTTTAGCTGTAGATATTAGAGCTAGAGATAGTAAGACTAGATACCTTATAATAGATGCTCTTATGCACGTTGGTTTTAATCGTATTGGTATTGCTGATACATTTATTCACGTTGACGATGATAGAAACAAAGCCTGTGGTGTAATATGGACATACTAGTATTCTTATTCCATACAGCTATGATGTTTAGTGGAGCATACGTTCCGTTAAATGCAGTTAAATACCCTAAAACACTAATGCTAATTAATAGACTAGCTTTAATAGTCTTAATAATATACTTAATGTTATGAGTGATAGAAAATTAAAAAATAATGGTAAAGGTACTTTCTTTGGTAACTTACTAAGAGGTTTAGTTAAAACAGGTAAAGAATTATCTCCTGTGTTTGATGCAGTTACTGGTGGTAAAGTATCTGATATACTAGAAGCTATTGGTGGTAGTAAAGAATTAACTGCTGTTGAGAAAGAAATGCTTGTTAAAGAACTAGAGCAAGACGTTATAGAAATGCAAGAAGTATCTAAAAGATGGGATTCAGATATGTCTAGTGACTCTTGGTTAAGTAAAAATATAAGACCTTTAAGTCTAGCTTTCTTAACTCTAAGTCTATTTATCTATGTTATACTAGATAGTTCCTTAGACAGCTTTAAAATAGCTGAGCAATGGATATCTTTACTTGGTAACTTACTTATGTTAGTTTATGGTGGTTACTTTGGTGCTAGAACATTAGAAAAGATTAGAAAAAACTAACCTTAACCATTTCCGTTAGAGTGTAATTAAAAAAGCACATAACTGCTTTTCGCTAATCTATTAACATAGTCAACAACATAATTACTGCTATTATATGGTATATAAAATATCCGCCATCTATGTATATTTTAAAAACTTCCTTTAAATACTGTTTCATTTTTTAATTATTTTAGTTAATTTTTCCGTTACAAATCTTATACGGTATAGTTGTAAGTAATTGTGCTAATCATATCCTAAACCTAAATCTTGTGCTTGGTCTGTTAATTTTTGTAGATGATTTTCTTTGCTACATTTATCACACAACTCCTCACAACAATATGTATAATTAATAG